GCGGAGATGCACTGCGAAAGCAGTAGCATCTCCACTCATCGCGGTTAAGCGATAGGTGATAAGAGAGCTACATGTTCTCCATCTCCGCCTGGCAATATTGCCTGTTAGCTAGCTAAGCTAACCCATCGGCATTTTGACTTGAAGCTGCCGCGCTTCACACTGGAATGAAAATCCAAGCCTCCAGATTTGCCAGTGAGCAAATCTATAGAGATCTTGGACCTCAGGACGCTTAAGGAGTAATCCTTATTTGTCCAGGGCCTTTCAGTGTCAGGTCCTCCCAGACAAGATTCTTGATCTTGTCCACCGCCTTCGTGAAAGAGTTCCACGGAGCCGGTTGGACTTGGCCAAAAATCCGGAAATTCACTTGAAGTGAATTCCGCAGGAAGGATCCAGTACGTGTGCAATAGCGAAACGTCAGAACGGTCGGTACCCCTACGTACGGGTTCCCGGCACGTTCTTTGTTCTGACGATCCATCTCCTGGGCAATCATTGCCACGGGAATATGGATTATCATTACTGACGCGTCGCTTAGCGACGTACTGACCCCAATAGTTGAGGCAGGCGATTTCGTCTCCATCAATTATGTCCTCTTTCTTTAAGGGGATGTATACTGTTCTTTTCTGCCCGAAAGACTGCGTGTCACGTACGTAGTGACAGTTAGTACTAAACAGGTATGAAAAGAAGTACAGTCCCGAACCATGTTGCATGGATCGGGGGATGGGACGTCTCACCACTGACAACACCATATCTCGTATTGTCTGGGCCACATGCCACATTCCTCTCATGTAAAAGAGGTCTGAAGCAGCAACCCAAGACATAACGATTTCTGGTGTCCAGTCTCGTGGACTGTCAGGGAGCAACTGTCTAGCGTAAATGGGTGTTACCCATTCACCTCGATAGAAGTCTCCCCCGCAAGACTCTCGGAAGTAACCTTCCTTGAACGACTTGCTGACATTTACCTTTAGAGCGTAGCTCTCCAGGTGGTCCACGACTGCGTCCGCGTACTCTACAGGGACGATTATGTCGTCTCCATAGATGTCGATCATCCCACTATAGTGGTAGATCGACGAACTTGTAGGACGCCGCCCGACAACTTTGTGGATAGCAGCCTGAACAAGGGTGTAGAACACCATTGCTTCAACGGGAAAGCATAAAGCTGAACCCATAGAAGCATACTTGAACAGGACCACATTCCTGCCATCGGGCAAGTCGGCATGCAACGAACGAGCATCTTCTAGGTATGGAAGAAGCCCTGAGGATTTGAAGATACGTTGAACTAAGTGCAAGTGCACTCGGTCCGACGCATCACTCAGGTCCAGCGTAGCTGTCCGTCTATCGATGCTGCCTTGGTACGCGAGTCTCTGATTAACGTCCTGCCGCTCAAAGCGGATGGAACGTTTGGTCAGGCGATGACTTTCCAATCGCTCGTATACATAGTCCTTAACGGACTGCTGTATATATTGCATATGGGAAGGTTCAATCGCAATGACTCGGGGTGCCTTCAACGTCTTAGGAACGAACACGACTCGAACAGGTTTTTCCTGTTTTAATTTGAGGAATGTAAGTTCAGACGAAGAGGATCCTCCCCCTATACCACTGGCCTCTGCAGCTAATCCATAATTAGGAAAAGCGTGAAGGTCAGAGGGGAAGGTTAACTCCGACCTGGTGTTCCAGTACAGAATCCGGTGCCTCCTGTTGGAGGACAGCCGCTCTGCTGTAGCACCAGGACCATGACGACTGATAAGATCGAGATCAGTAATCTCAGGAAAAACCTGAGACCACAAGATCGACGAAACTTCATCAAGGATAGAATCCTTTCTTTCAACTGAAAGAGTCATGTCACGGAGTTCGCCCTCTATGTCGACGAATCGCTGAATTGCCTCCAGGTTCTTTTCTGGAGAACAACTCATCTTAGGCTTCTTAAAGAAGCGGCAGATCTGTCGAATGTAGAAAACTACATCGGCAGGTGCTTCGTCTAATAGAGTACCGTCCTTAGTAAACACACGCTTGAAGAAACCCG